CTAACTCCTTTTGTGACTCATCGTGTATCGTCGGCAGAATATGGAAGTGCAAGTATTCTTCCAATCAGTTGGATGTATATTCGTATGATGGGTGGTGATGGTTTACGCAAGGCAAGTGAGATTTCATTATTATCTGCAAACTGGTTAGCACATGAAATCGATCCTTACTTTAAAGTATTATATAGAGGAGAGAATGATCGTATTGCACATGAGTGTATATTTGATTGTCGCAATTTTCCAGTTACAGCAGAGGACATTGCAAAAAGATTAATGGATTATGGTTTTCATGCTCCTACATTATCATGGCCTGTTACTGGTACAATGATGGTTGAACCTACTGAAAGTGAATCACTTGATGAACTTAAAAGATTTGCAAAAGCAATGGAGATGATAAGAAGAGAAATATTTACAGTTCCTGAGATTGTTAAAAATTCACCACATACTGCAAGGGTTGTAAGTTCAACTGAATGGGTGTATAATTATACAAGAGAGCAAGCAGCATATCCTGTAGATCAATCTAATAAGTTTTGGCCTGCTGTATCAAGAATAGATAATGTTTACGGTGATCGTAATCTTGTTTGCTCTTGCTCATCCTACTTTGATAATGAAACTGATGGAACTAAAGGACTGGCTAAACTCAATCAATCTGAATAAAAATAACTTGATTGATGAAGATCCATCAGTCGAAAAAGAATATCCTCCATTCATAATTAACAAGTGTTTATCAGGACATCTTGACACAGTGATGTTTGCAAATGAAATGAATAAGTATCCATTTCTACCAAAGAAAATGCAACATGACTTTTTTATACATATAGTGAGGAAGAAGAAAAGATTCTCTCCTTGGTTGCGTAAAGACAAGATCAAAGATCTTGATACTGTCAAAACATACTATGAATGTAGTAATGCGAAAGCGGAACAGATTCTAAAGATTCTTACAAAAGAACAACTGAACTTTATTAAATCTAAACTTGATATTGGAGGAAGACAATGAGCGTTCTTCGTGAACCTGAAGTGAATTGGGATCCTGACCAGATGGTTGAGGTCACACTTAATGAACCAGATGATTTTCTCAAAGTGAGAGAAACACTTACTCGTATTGGTGTTGCATCAAGGAAAGAAAAGAAGATATATCAATCCTGTCACATACTTCATAAACAGGGAAGATATTTTTTAGTGCACTTCAAAGAGCTTTTTGCTTTAGATGGAAAGCATGCAAACTTAACATCTAACGATGTACAGAGAAGAAATCGTATCGCACAATTATTAGTTGACTGGGGACTTGTTGGTATAGTTAATTCTGACACTATACAAGATGTTGCACCATTAAATCAAATAAAAGTATTAGCGTATAAAGATAAGGGTGATTGGATTTTAGAAACAAAATATAATATTGGATCTAAAAAGAAGAAGGTAGAGGTAACTGAATAAAAATGTAGGGGATTCAACATCCCCTTTTTAATGCGAATATGGTTAAATAGAAGTGTGGGTGCCATTGGGCTCACAGTAATAAAGTCGCTTATCGGAGGACACTATGACTTCACTACAAAGATATCACTCTGCAAACTTACCAGAGTTGATGAAAATAATTTCAAAGAACGGGATTGGTATGGATGATTACCTTGACCGCTTTTTTAATTCTTTTGAAACCACAACAAACTATCCACCCTACAATTTAATTCATGTAAATAATGTTGAGTCTGTGCTTGAGATTGCTCTTGCAGGATTTGGCAAAAAAGAACTAAAGGTTTACACTGAATATGGAAAACTTGTTGTCGAAGGACAGAAAGAAACTAAGGAGACAGGATCCGAGTATGTCCATCAGGGACTGGCTCAGAGATCTTTCACAAGAGAGTGGGCACTTTCAGACGATGTTGAAGTCAGAGAGGTTCAATTCAAGGATGGACTTCTTACCGTTAAGTTGGGTAAAGTAGTTCCAGAACATCATGCGAGAAAAAATTATCTTTAATGTCTAAAGGATACGATTTATTTGGAGATCACGGGAGAAACTTACCTACTCCTCATGGTAGTGGCACAAGACCTATGTATGCTGACATGGGAAAGTCATGTAGACCAGATCCAAATCGTAAGATAACTTATCCTCAAGTCATTGCTCTGTTTACTCTAGATTCACATAACACCAGTTACTTCTTCAAAAGAGAAGACGGTACATATTATTGGTTACATTGTCGTAAAGATAAAGATGATGTTTATGTGGATGCAGATGAATTGCAATTAGATCTATTTGGAAATGATCCAATTCTAAGTACAGAGTATATAATGAACGCAATTTATTAGGGATCTTGACAGATCCCTTTTTTCATATATAATAAGTAAAAATACTTACTCACATGAATCACGCTGCCTTTCTTGCAATCATTGGAATTTATCTAGTTTGTACCCCATCAATCAGCTCATATATTTTTGCTTGACTATTATTATATTCGTGTTATAATTAGATGAGGAGATAATTTATTATGTCGATTAAAGTTGCTGTTCTTCAATCTGGTGAGCAAATCATTGCAGAAATGAAAGAGATTGTATCCAAAGATAGACCAATCGCATACTTGTTTAAACAACCACATAAATTGGTAATTAACTCACCCGTTTATCTTACTGAGGAAAAAGAAGATCCTCAAACATCGGTTGAGATATCATTATCAAAATGGATTTTAGTGAGTAGTGAAGATGATGTTCCTGTATCTACTTCTCAGGTGGTTGCTTTAGTCGAACCTATTGAAACTGTAAAGAAAATGTATGAGGAGAAGGTAAATGGATCAGATTATTAAATGTCTATTACTTAAGAATGGAGACCTGTTAATCTCTCAGATTATGGAAGTTGATACGGAACTTGGTGGGCCTGATTGTAAAATGACAAAACCATTTAAAATGGTGAAAACAGAAAAGGGATATGATTTAGAAACATGGTTAGATTTTACATCTCAAAACGAAATGATGATACACTCTGATAGTATTCTTACCATAGTTACTCCAACTGCTGCTATACTATCTGAGTATGTTGATTTGATTGCCTGATGAGATTTTATACTAATGTTCAGTTAGTTGGAAATAATTTTTTAGTTCGTGGTTATGAAAATGGGAAACATTTCATGACACGGGAAACTTTTTCACCTACACTCTTTGTCTCTTCAAAAAGAAAAAGTAAATATAAAACACTTACAGGTGAGTATGTAGAGTCTGTCAATCCCGGCTCAGTTCGTGATTGTCGTGAATTTTTTAAGAAGTATGCGGAGATAGAAAACTTTAAAATATATGGAAACGATAGGTATATCTATCAATACATCTCAGAGATGTATCCCGAACCAGAAATCAAGTTCGATGTAAACAAAATTAAATTAACCACTCTTGATATAGAGGTTAAATCAGAGAATGGTTTCCCTGATGTAGAATCTGCTGCAGAAGAAATACTACTCATATCCATACAAGATTATAATACAAAACAAATTCGTACATGGGGTCAGGGTGAATTTGATAATAAACAAGATAATGTCATTTACAAGTCATTCAATTCAGAGTATGAACTTCTAAATGCCTTTATTAATTGGTGGATGATTGAAGAAAACACACCAGAAGTTATCACTGGATGGAACATTGAACTTTATGATATTCCATATCTATCTCGTAGATTGGAAAAAGTTCTTGGTGAAAAGTTAATGAAAAGACTTTCACCTTGGGGTCTTGTAACTGAGGATGAAATTTATATATCAGGTCGTAAACATATCGCATATGATGTGGGTGGTATTACTCAACTCGATTATCTCAACCTTTATAAGAAGTTTACATATAAGGCACAAGAATCTTATCGATTAGATTATATTGCAAGTGTTGAACTTGGACAAAAGAAACTTGATCACTCTGAGTATGATACATTCAAGGATTTCTATACAAAAGGATGGCAGAAGTTTGTAGAATACAATATTATTGATGTGGAACTTGTTGACCGTCTGGAAGACAAGATGAAGTTGATTGAACTTGCAATCACAATGGCCTATGATGCAAAGGCAAACTATGTTGATGTATTTTCGCAAGTTCGTATGTGGGACACAATCATATACAATTATCTCAAGAAAAGAAATATTGTCATACCACCCAGAGAAAGATCAAATAAATCTGAGAAGTATGAAGGTGCATAT